TTTCAACCAAATTCTCAAATCCTTCTTGCTCAAACTCTAATTCTTGTATCTTTAAAATACATCTATTAGCCATTGCTCTTACTTCTGCCATTTCAGAATTATTAGTTCCTGCCCAAGTTGTATTAAAACCGTTTTTCAACGCCTCTATTTCAGCTTGTTGCTCTACTACTTTTGCATAAAGTTTGTCGTGATTAACAAGTAAAGAATAGTATTCAGCTTGTTGCTGGCGTAGCATGGTGGCTGCTTGTTCTCTTGTGCCACCTTCCCAATGACCTTGCTCTAATTTATCAGCTATTTCATTTGCGTTCATCAATTTAAAGTCCTGTCGCCCAGTTGTTCTAATACTCTATGCCCAATTTCAGCCGCAGTTTCGGTAAGCAGGATTGGAACTTCCATCTCATCAATGTTTAGCCCACATACTTTAACGCTACTTGTTTCGCTGTTGGCTACTACTAATACTACGGAAATACTTGGATCATCTGCGGCGGTTTCTAGTAGGTCGTAAATGGCTTCTAGTGCGCTATCTACTGTAGTCTTATCAGTCATTCGTTTCTTTCGTTGTGTTGTTCAATCCATTCCATCGTTTGCAAAGCGCCATCTACGAAGTCGATGTTTTCTTCGTTGACCACCAGCACATAACCTTTTGCCTCTTCAATCTTCTTTAGTTCTGCTTCTTGTAGTGCGGTTAGTGTGTTCTTACCAGCCTTACATTCTATCGCAATAAACCGGCCTTTGTAACAAGCGATAATGTCAGGTATACCCGAACGACCATAACCGCCCATTACAGGATAGAAATAGTAGGCGCCAAACTGTTTAAGGATTTTAGTTACTGCGTCTTTTACCTTTTTTTCCGGTGTCTGTGCCATTTAGTAACTCCTTTGCTAATTGTTCTGATTGCTCGGTGTATTCTTCCTCAAATATTTTATTGAGTATTTTGCCAGCTACCGCTTCTTTAGTTCGTTGCATTGATTCTGCGAGCCGTTTTGTAATCCCGCCGAAGTCAGGCAAGTTGCTAAGGAACTCATCAAACTCTTCCTCTTTCAAGTAGCGCATACCATCGGGGGTTTCCAATAAAATCCCATGCTCTTTAAGCCAGCGTAGCTTTCGTTTATCCTCGTTTGCTTTGTTGAGTTCTGTGGATACCATTTCATATCTTTGTTTAGCTACTTGTATTTCTCTTTGTAGCTTTTCAATCTCAGCCCCCTTCGGGTCTATCGCTTTCAGTATTTCCTTCGAGTCCATCTGCTTCTCCTTGTTGTTCAAGTGTTAAATCTGACATGGATATTTCTATTGTTGTGATACGGAAGCCACAGTCGGCTACACATACCCGCCTTCTACGCACCCAGTCAGGGTGCTGACTTGCTTGACGAGTTTGTGTAGTCTTTAACTTGGCTCCGCACTCAGGGCAGTTCCTCATTCAATCTCCCAAGTTTTGTTTATGGTAACTTCCGCCTCACCTTGCTCGGCATCTACATTTACTGTCAGACTGCCGTCTTTTTCCTTTTTAAAGATTCTGTCAAAGTTCTTGTCAAACTCTTCCATTGTTACACCTAATGGGCGTGGCACATCGCCCTTACCGCCGTCGTGTTCACTCATGTTTTTCTCCTATGTTGACTGCTTCATGCACTTGACGAGCTACATTTAATACATACTGGATATCGTTGGGTGTGAGTTGCCCCATCAGTTGTAGGATTTTCATTACCGCAATATCATTGTCTAGGGTAGTGGGCTTTACTAGAGATTCAATCATTAGCATCTTCCATCCATATCAAACTCGTCTTCCTTTTCCTTAGCTGCTCGCACAACCAGCCTAGCAAAACGCTCGAACTTAGTAATATCCTTCATTACTTCATGCTTACCAAAGTTGGCTTCTAGGGCTATTTCTACTACTTCTGCTCTGCTTAGTTCTGTCATGTTCTTTCCTTAATTACAAACAGTTACGCCACCGCAACTAGAGCATACTACAACTCTGCCGTCAAGGATAAAAGTCTGTTGTTCGCAAGCATATACTTTTTGGTAGGCAAGGGTCGCTAGAACCCCAAACAGGAACCACATTACATATTTCATTTCTCTTTCCCTTCCCAGTAAATGCGTTGTTCTTCAACTTCTTTCTCCATCTTGGCTATCATTTCTTTTCTGTAGTCGCTTAATTGTTTTCTTGCATACAGACCCAAGATAATCCAGTAACCTACCCACCACCAGTCAGGGGCGCCAGCTTCATAGAAAAAGTAACCCACGAATAATGCCACCATCTCCATCATTGTTTGCTCCAGTTGTTTGCCTTAGCTAGAAACTCAATCGCCCTATCGAACTGCTCTTGCAATAGTTTGATCTCCTCTTGTTGTCTTAGGATAATGTTTGCCGCTTTCTTGTAGCCAAGCGCATCCATCTCGTCTGCTACTCGTTTGATATCTTCTTCTAACATTTCTTTGCCTTTCTCATTTTGATTTCGTCTTGCAAATAAAATACCGCCTTCTCTAAGTCCTCTACTGCTTCCTTCTTCAAGTCGCACCGCCAAATATACTTGACGGCATTACCTAAGTTATACCCCATGTGCCTTGTGATTTCTATGCACTCAACCCCGCTAGGGTGCGAGGTGTAATGCTTGGGGTGATTTACCATATCGGGTTTGGTAATAGCTTTGTGAACTGTGTCATCGCTATATTGAATCCAGCCAACGAAAGGGATTGGCTCCCCGCCGCAATCATCTCTCATTTTGCATCCTCCAAAGTAAGTATCGTGTTAACAACATCCATCAAAGACTGCCCCTCTGCAACGACATATATCTCTGCTTCTCTGTCGCCTGTGTTGTGCCCTTTGTTGTTAAGGATAGGCTTGCTGATCTGAATGACTTTGCCATTAACTGCATCGGCTACTGACATTCTGAACCCATCCATGCTAGGGATACTGTGTTCTAACACAACGCCATCCCAACTATCTCTATGCCTTAATTCAACCACTTCCTTACGATTAAAGTCCCAGCCCCACTGCATCATCTTATTCCATAACCATCTAATCATTTCTTCTTCTCCTTTTTGGCTGGTGCTGGCGCTGGTTTTTCTTTAGGTAAGGTTTCTCTGTGCAAATTCATAGCTTCACCCGCCAATGCCTCGAGCTTTTGTGTTTGAACTTCTAGCATCTCAAGCACCGCCCACAACGCACCGCTCTCGGGCTCGTGAATCTCACGCTCAGCTAGAATCTCTACCACATTTTTAACGCTATCTAACTTGTAGCTAACAGTTTCAATTTCACAACTTAATTCCCACAGATTTAATTCTTGTAACATTTTACTTCTCCTTTTTAGATTGATACTTCCGTTCACTTATCTTTTTGTGGCAATTAAGGCATTGCCACCGAGTTCTTTTGCCGTTTGCATACGGCACATCTTTACCGCCGTCTATCATTTTATACGCATGACATGAAGAACAATACTTTCTCTCCATAAGTTTTTCATGAGCCTTGCGTATCTCGGCGTGGGTTACTGTTATTTCTGACACTACTTTCCTTTCACATCAAACATTCACCAAGAAGTTCATACAGATTTACTTTGGGTTTCTTGGGCAATCGCACAATCTTCCACCCCTCCTGTAAAAACTTCTCGGCTTCATCTAGGGAATGAAACAAGCGTATTGCCATGCCTGTTTCATCTACCACCTTATACTTCAATCACCTTTCCTTGCTCTTGTTACATACAGGGATTCTTTTACTACTCTTGCACCAGCCATAGTAAGGTCTCTTTCTATGTATTTCTTTCCGCATGGGCCGATGTAGATTCCAGCTTCGTTGTAGGTGGGGACATAAAGAACTCCCTTCACTTCGTAGCATTTGAACATATCCTTTTCATGTTTGAGTGGTGCGTTAGTTTCTTGATTCATTTGTAGACCTTTCCGTCTTTGCGTTTAATAAAATTATCAGCGTGGCATAGCCACTTGTTACCCATCTGTTCGATGAGCGCTTTTGTTTTTGCTTGGTTATGTTTTTGCAAAGCCTCGATGATGTCATCGGTCATGACCCCCCTCAGCATAGCTCTTGACACTGGTTGCCCATGTCTTGTCATGGGTGGGGACATTTTGATTAAAGCTCTACTGTTGCTTACTGTAATGACTGCGTTCATTTGTATGTTTCCTTTTAGAAGTTGAATTTGTCCAAGATGCTATCAACATCTTTCTTGACCGCTTGGCGGGTGTCGAGGTCTTTGCGTAGGTCGTCAACTTCCAGACCATTGATAGCTTGGTGCAAGGCGATGCGTGCATTTTCTAACTCCTTGTCTTGTGTGATGTTGAGGTCTTTGGCTAGTGAGCATAGCTCTTGTGCCGTATCTAATAACGACGCATGGAACATACGAGGTTGCGCCTTGTGACCTGTATAGTCCACAGTCAGTCTGTCTGACATACGCTTGAGGTGATCCTTGAGTCGGGTCTTGATGTCACCCATAGCGTTTTCGATACGCTCATCAGCTAGCTTTGCTAACTTCTTTTGTAGCTCTGCTTGTGCATCATTACCCACATCAACTCGGAAGTCGCCTGAGGTTGGCACAGGCATATAGTTAACTCGGAAGTCGAAGCGGTGTTTGATGTCGTCAGGTGTTGGATACTCGGTGCGGTTGAACATATCACCTAGCGCCATAGCTTGTGCAGTAATCAGAGTAGGATAGGTGTTAACGAAGTCGTCAACAAGTGCATTGAACTTATCCTCATACTCTTGCATACGCTGGTTGAACTCCATGAACTTAGCGGTAGTCAACAGTCTTAAGCCACTATCAGACCAAGGCAAAGTAACATCGTAGACATAGGTGCGAATCTCACCTACACATTGGTTGATTGTTTCTAACTCAGGGCGACCAGCCAACAGGTTCTTGTTGACCCGAGCCGCACCTTTACTACCAGCTTGCTTGCTGGCTAACACTTCATCGGTTGTGCTTCTATCTAGTTTGCGTGCAGTCCATTGGCGAACATTTACTTCTACCAACATAGCACAGGTATCAATGTTAAAGCGTGTCATAGTAATTCTCCTTTGTTGTTTATGAATAGATACGGACAGTCTTGCCCTTGTTGCTAACGAAGTTATCGTTGTCTACTACACCGAACAGGATAGGGCAGTCGGGTAGTATGTAGTCTGATTCTATGTAGCCGTCAGACAATACGATACAGGCTTTGGGTTTTAGTTTGTGCGCTGTAAAGTATTCGCTTACACAAGTCAGTCGTGTGCCACCACCACCTTGCGGTTGTAGTAGCTCGGGTATGCGATGGAAGTCTTGAGGTTTGAATATCTGCTCGCCTTCTATCTCACACTCCCACCACAGAACACGCACTTGGTCAGGCTTAACATTCTCACAGATGCGTGCGATCTCACCGAACACAGTAGCATACAAGCCGTGCATGGAACCCGATGTATCACAAGCAACAACAAGCTCGCCTGTGGACTCAGAGAAGTGCGACGGCATGAGTATGCCTTGAGGTAGTAAGCGTTTGTTAGGCGGGGCAAAGCGGGAATAGTCATCACCCTCACACAACTGGGTAACGAACTCACGCAAATGCTCACGCCAATTAGTATCACGCTTCTGTGTCAACCTATCCAACGCGCTACCATTACGAGTATTGCCACGATCTTGAATACGCTTGGCTAACATCTTGCCTTGATGCAACGCTTCAGTAATCTCTTGTGCAGTCTTGGCTTCGAGAGCTTCAGCTAGCTTACCGAGGATATGCCCATCTAAACAATCACCAGCACCAGCACCATCGCCGTTGCCAGCAGTAGGGTCACCGCCTGACTCCTCGCACTCCTTGATTAAGTCTTGCAACACCTCGACGAATGACCAGCCTAGATACTTAGCATCAACAAGCGGTGCTACTTTGGTTGGTCGTTCTACAAAGGCAAAGGTCGGGTCGGTTTCTTCTATCGTGCCGTTGACTACATAGTCCATAGCCTTGTTGCATAGCGCTGGATACTTCTTGCACAGACTAAGATACGCTGAACAATGGTGTAGTGCTTTGTGTAACGACTCGTGTAGAACTAGATAGCGTAGTTGCTTGCGAGTCATATCGCCGATGAAGCTAGGCGCATAGTAAACATTACGACCATCAGTAGCGGCAGTCACAATGTCATCGTCTAACTTAACATCACCTACATACACTACACCCGATAGCGTAGCGAAATCTTTGTGATTAGTAATATCTACATGGCACGCAACGATACGATCATTGAGTGACATCTTCTCCCATGTTGAACTCATTTTGTTAACTCCCTTATCAAAGCGCACACCGCATTGGCATAGAACTCATACTCGCCTTTTAATTGCTTAGTGCGTTTACCATTCTCGTCCAGCTTCCATACTCTGAAGCCACCATCAGCTACTTGGTATATTGAATACCCTACCTCGAACTGTTCTGTCTTCATGTCACTTACCTGTGAAGTAAATCTTGTTATCTTGAAGCATGGTTTGGAATGGCTTGACAGTCACGAAGTTAGATACTCTTGATGATTGTGCAAGGTTGTGACAGAACATAGACTGCATCTCCTTACGCATACGCAAGATGTATTCGCAAACACTATCAGCTTCCTCTCGGGTGTTGGTTTGTGTAATGCACTTGAGAACTGTAATGATCTGCGCTACTGGATTGTCAGGCACAGGACAAGTCTTAGGCTCAGCGACAATGCGTGGGAATGGTTGAGTCTGCTCACCGAACTGAATGAAAGCCTTGAGTCCCTCTGCACCAGCCTCACCCATCGTGCCTGATAAAGCGGCTAGCAAGGTGTCGTTGTCCATACCATCTTTGGCATACACAATATCCGAAGCGGCATGAAGCGAGCGTGGTGTGACATATGAAGTCTGTGCAATAGATGGATTGAAGATGTATTGATTGTGTGCTTCCATCTTCTGTCCGTCATACTTAGCACCAGTCTGATAATCAAGGAAGCTATCAAACAATGTCTGACCTAACTCGTCAGTCCATGCGATAACCTCAGGTGCTAAGCCACGATCAATAGCCCACTCACGCCACTCGGTTTGCGTAGGCTTACGCATCTTGACGAACACTAAACGATTACGCAAGTGCGCTTGAATGGAATCACCTAAACCTTCTACACTTAAATTCGTTGCACAGAATACTACGCTACCCTCGGGCATATGGTAGTTACCAACACGACGCTCATACACGATCGGGGCTAGCACATCTTTGATATACTGCCGAGCCTTTGCGATCTCGTCTAAGAATACAAGTGCGGGGCGAGAGCCGTTGATACCCTTCTGATTATCTTTGTGAACACCGAAGCGCTCGTTGGGTAACTCACGACTGACACCCTTCTCTCTGTCAATGTCAGGCATCCACACCGAGCCGTCTGATAACTGCGTGCAGTCGATTGGGTCTACATGAACATGGTTAGCAAAGAAGGGGTCGTTAGCTAGGTGATAGAACAGACCAGTCTTACCGATCCCGTTTTCTCCTTCTACTATTATGGTTCTTTTATGACCTACTGATTTTATTAACTGCGTTACTTGTTTGAATGAAAGCATTTGCATAATGAACTACCTTTCGTGTGTTTATATACTGCGGTTGAACTGCGTGAGGTTACTGCTTGCCACTATATGTTGTGGCTTTCTTCTATGATACTGCTTTGTAAAACCTTAGACACAAGGATAAACCCTGATACTAGGGGTAGTGCTGTTAATACTAAATGTAGTATTTGCGTGGGATAGTATCCATGAACTGACCCCAAGGGGTTTTGACCGAGCCAGTCTTGAGGTCGGCTATCTGTAACAAGCGGGTTGTTAACGACTTCTTGAACTCCTCGGCGGTGACTTGATCTGCGATTGCTTGTTGCGTTTTGCGTTTGGCTTCTATTTCGTTAGGTGTTGCGCTCCATGTTCTAAACAAACTACCTTGCCAACGCTCACCCTCAGGGATATGGTTGTAGACTTTCTTGCTAGCTAGGATATTGAATACCGCTTGCCCCATATCCAAGAAGTGCTGAATGTATTCGGGGTGTTCGGTTGCATCTGAACCTAGCTTGCTTACTGTGTGCTCGAAGTCATCAATAGACTGTGGCTTGTTGCGATACTGCGTGCCGAATGGTTCACCTAGCTCTTGCTCGATAGTTACATTGGCTCGATACTCAGGTAGTCTGAACATCGCAAGCGTCATCAATACATCTACTTTCTTCTTAAACTCCTTGCGCTTCTCCTTGTCCTCGGCTGATGACTTGAATGTATAGATGTCCTTGTGATGTGAGCGCTCGACGATCAGCTTGTCGTTGCTATCAAAGTAAAGAACTGCCGATGGTGTATGTTGTTGCTTATCTCTGTCCCACGATGCTACATACGGAACTTTGACTTGCTTACCTTCTGTTGTTGTCTGCTCGTAGTAGTGCAAGCCATTCTCATACATAAAGATGCTAGTGGTCTGACTGTTGTAGAAGTTAGTGACTACCTTGCGGTCGCCGTTGGCTTCGGGTGGATAGAAGATAGCTACATTGGTGTTGTAAAGGCGATAGTAAATAGCGCCCTCGTCTGTCTTGTGAATACCCATATGGTCTGCTGATACATTGCGTAGGTATCTTGGTTTGTCAGGCATAGCTAACCACTTGGCGCTTCTTGTTGGTGCTTTGCACTTCTCGTAATGCGCTACTGCTTCGTTGTATGTTCTCATTTTGATTCCTTTCAGTTGTGAGTTTGTTTACCATTTACTGTCGTTATATTCTTCGGGGTCTATGTTGCGTAATTCCTCGTAGTCCACGCAGTATGACTCGACCTCCATTGCTAGCGTTGAATCGTCAGCAAGATCACCTGACCAATCCTCTACTAATCCATCATTCCATACAGCTATGATGCGCCACTCTACTATCTTGTATTCATCTTCGCTGTCGCCTGTTTTAATTTCTAGTTCCCTTCTTTTCATACTGTGTCCTCCCATAAATTTAATACATCATTACGAAATTCTTCAGGGGTATACTCGCCATTGATGATCTCTCTTAATAACTCAAGCAACTCTGAAGTATTTAAGTGGTCATCGCCGACCCAATTCCTAATCATTGGGACTGATACATACATCTTCATGCTATCTCTCCTTCCTTGTTAGCTATTACACCTTCAATAAAACCTTCAATAAAATAAAAAAGACCGATATCGCAAGGGCAGTTGTCTAACTTGTTTATATAAAAATCCCTAGCGTAGCTTTCTAACTTCTTAATATATTCATCACTCATACCATCTCTCCTTCTTTGTTAAACTTCCACTCGTTGATACTGCACATCTCAATCAGGTTCTCGTCGCTCATGATGTATTCGTATTCTTTCCTAAGTCGTCTGTATATATCATCAGCGTAGTCTTTAGCACTCTCGAACATGGCTTCTTCTAAATCGTTAGGGTCTGTGTATGGAAAGCCTGATGATCTGATGATGTTGTGTAGGTCTGTGTATCGCATACCATTAAAGATACTGTCGCCTTTGAGGAACGCATCTTCATCTCTGATACCGAACCCATCAATATCATCTACCCAATCTAAACCATTACAGCGCATGGTGTTGCTGTGTGAATACCTACCGCTAAAGCTAACACCTAAATGCTTGTCGCAGTATTCTTCTCGTATCAAAGTAAGCCATGCTTCTCTACCTATACTGTCCTCGGTATGCGTCTTGAGCCATTGAGCTAAATCAACTTGTCCTTCCCAACAAGCGCCATCACCTTGTGAGTAAAAGCCTGTAAAGTTTATGTCGTTGATAACAAAGCCTAGTTGATAGCCCTCACTCTTGGCATCATCGTAGATATAGTCCCACCAATCATGCTCTGCGCCATGCTCTTGCCACCAATGCCTGATCCTCTCTAACGCTTCGTCTTGCTCTAGTTCTATAAGTTGTTGGATAGTGTAGGTCTGTGGTTCTACTATGGTTTCCATACTTTCTCCTTTCGTGGTGGAGGGTTTCTCCACCTGTTGTTAATTGAATGAGATTGTGGCGGTGCTTAGTTTCTCTCGTAGATATTCTTCTACTTTCTCTTGCACCATATCATCTAGCCGATCATCAACAATACTTTCAATCTCACTAGCTACATCAATATGATCATCTAAGCTAAAGCTATTACTGAAGTGTGACTCGACTGCGCTTTCAATCTCATAGCTTAAGTCTGTGTTCTCGATGATGTCGGGGATTTCATTACGCACCTTTTCGTTAAACCATTCAGCGTTCTCCAAGATGGTATTGACTGCGCCAACAAAATCGCCCCCCGAAGAAGATGACACTGGTTGTTTATCCTGTGCTTGTAGTTCTAGGATTGCGTTGATAAGGGTGTTGAATGATTGCGTAAGTTGTTGTGCTAGTTGATGTATGTTTGGTTTGTTAATCTCCTCGATTGGTTTGTGGAATTGCTTGAGGTCGATCGGGGTATATTGCGCCCCAGTTGCGCCTTGTATGGTTTCTGCTTGCTCCATGAATTGCTCCTTTGTTGCGGGTTGAATGTTGTCAAATATCTTGCGGTTTTCTATTGCTTGTGCCACCGCATCAAACGCTTCTTTCTCCTCAGGTGTTTCGGTTAAGTCTTGCATTGTGAATGTAGTCATCTTAGTTTCCTTTCAGTTGGTTGCGTGTTTTATTTATTGCATCTAGTGGGTCTGTCGCTAATACTAGACCCGACACGATACTGCCATCTTCTGCTTCATAACTTACTTCGTGCATTACATACTCTTTACTATCGTCTTTCTCTACACATACTGCCGTTAAGTTCTTCATGCTAGTTCTCCTATCTGATTGTGATTGATTGATTACGAAACTCTTTCTTCTCGCCCAAGTAGCTGGCATCAAACCCATACACCCCCGCCATTGGGCTAATAGCTTTCTCCACAAAGCCCCTTGTGTATTTGTTTGTTGGGATTAGGCTAGTAGCCATATGCCCCGCCGTTGTAGTAGGCATAGTGATCCATGTAAATCTCAATACTCTTTTCATGCTAGTTCTCCTTCTTCGGTTAGGATTGGTTTGATTTGGTTTGTATCTATGTCTATGTTGATGTATTTATGCACACTCAAGTAATCCCACAGGTCATCTACATCACCGCCATCATCTTGCTCGATGTCCTCTAGCTCCTCGCCCAGTCTGTAAAACAAATACGCTGAGTCCTCGTATAGCTCGACCGCTTCCTGATACAGGCTAGTGTGCGCCTTGACTTCTTTGTATTCGGAATACCACTTCCAATCAGGCACATGAAATAATAGCTTGTCATCTTCTAGTTGCTTAAGTTCTTTCAGAGCTTCGTTGATGTCGGGGTCTTGCTTGACAAGTTGTAATGCAATAAAGCTATCCCTCTGTTCCTTGTCTTTGAATCTGATTATGTATGCCACCTCTGATCTATATCCCATCTCTACCTCCCTATATAAATAACTACATGAACAAACAAATATAAATAAGCTAAGGTCATAGCCACCCTAGCAAACAAGTCCCCGCCGTTGATCCAGCTTTTACTCCATCTCATAGCATCACCTTTTTAAGACCTAGTTTGTGGAAGCCTTGCGTGGTGTAGAGATACCCATCACCACCAGTAAGAACCCTGACCCTTGCGGTTTCATCGCACTCGTATATCTCCAATATCTCATACCGCCTGTAGTATCCCTTGATATCCTTCCTGTTTACCCACTCGTTCTCGTTTACTTCTCTGCCTGTCTTAACTACTATGACTTTGCTTTTCATTTTGATTTCCTTTCTTAGATTTAGTTTGTTTGGGACGAGCGAAGATCGTCCGTCGGTTCGCTTTGCTACTCTTTGGTAGTGCGTTGTAGTGGCTAGTGAGCCTAGCCTTATCGTCTTTATCTACCCAGTCTGTCCAGTCCCGCTTGTTTCTATCTGTGTTTATTGGTGTAGCTCTGCGGTTGATTTTGTTTTTAGTGAGGGTGGTGCGGGTAGCAAGCAACACATCTAAATAGTCTAAATAAAAACAAAACAAATCGGGGTTGATGTATTCGTGGTATGCAAGGTTTGATCTGACTGTCTTGATGTGGTTCGATAGGGGTTTAATCATGTCGTTCCACCGCTTAGCTCGCACCTTGTCCTCGACTCGTTGCTTGTTTACTACTTCCTTGCGTAGCCTCACCCTTTCTTTTATTTCAGCCATTAGATTTAACGGCGTTTTCTTTTTTAGGAGGGTATTGTGTAGTTGGTTAGGCGATAGCTTTGAGTATGGCGTGTGTCGTATCGTCATGTTGGTTGTGATCCTTTCGGTTTGTTAAGTCGTTTGTGTAGTAGGTGGAGAAGTCCTCCACCAAAATAGTCCACTATGTCCGTTGGTTATGAAAGATGTCCGCACATAGTGGACGCCCGCTAGCCCTTGTAGTATATGGCTCAAAGAGATTTCGGTCAAATAGTCAACCGATTTTAGAAAAATACTAAAGCCAAGACAAGCCAAGAGAAAAGTGTCCACTTATGAGAGAACCCTATATATATTATTTATTTCTTTATTTATATATATACTATTGTGCGCAAAGTGGACAGACCCATATAGTAAAAGGGCTAGAGGGTGGCAACTAGGGCGACAGTATTTCATAACCACTTGACTATTGTCCACCGCCCTAGATTGGTGCATACCTAGCCTCTCTGTGCCATCTCCCACTCCTTTCTTTGTATCTCTGCAAGCCGTATAGTGGTCATAGCGACCCATTCACCAGCGAGTTGATCCTCCCCCCTTAACTTCTTGACGGCATTGATAGCGGGCTTCATATGGGCATAGGTTTGTATCTCATCTCGCTTCGTTCTTTTAAATTCCAAGATGAAGCCGTCTTTTTTGTAGGCAACTACAAAGCCTACTGGGTTGCGTTGTGATTGGTGTTTCATTTGATTCTCCTTAGATGTTGAGTTCGAATACAACTTGTTGTGCAATGTGTTGCCACGCTTCTTTGCTGATGATTGAGTTGCCCCAATCGGTGTTGTCTTGCAATACATCTTTAGCGTAGCGACGCATCGCCTCCACTAGGAACGCTTCACCGAGTGGGTCTTGCTTAACTACTTTGATAATATCTTTTGCTACTGACATAACATTCTCCTTTGGTTTGACATAAAAACGAACTGCGTGAAAGCCTCGCTTCCTCGCCCGATCACAGAACTTCTGACAAAAACGCTTTGCGCTGTGCTGGCGTGAGGGATTTGAACTGTGTAAGTAGTTTAGCAACTGGGCTTGGCTTTGCTTTTGGTTTGGTGGAG